TCGACACGCCGTTGCCCTGCTTTACGCCACCAAGAACATTGGTTGCCGCAACAGGCGGCGGGAAACTTGCGGGCTTGTTAAGAATTTCATTCCACTCAGGCGCAGCCGATACAGTGCTAATCGTGCCATCTGGCTGAATATTAATACCAGCGCCCTCTTTAACACCGCCAAGCTGCTTGTCAGATGCAATAGCAACCGGGAACGTGGCTGGCTTATTGATAATGCTATTCCAATCCGGCACAGCGTCTTGCGTTGATAATGTGCCATCGCCCGTAACATTAAGGCCAGTTCCGACTTTAATGCCGCCAAGCACAGTTGGCGTTGCTGGAACAATCGTCCCGCCAGCGGCGCTAATGGTGCCGTCAGCGCCAATCGTAATGTTGGTTCCCTGCTTTACGCCGCCGACAACAGCCGCCGTTGCAATTGGTGGTGTGAATGTTGCGGGCTTATTGGTGATTTGCGACCAATCAGTTGAGCCGCCACCACTTGCTGAAATTGTTCCGTCAGCGGCAATCGTAATATTTGTGCCAGCTTTAACCGCGCCAAGCGTTGACTTAACGCCAGGGTTGTCAGGATATTCCCGACCAGGAGCGCCAATGTCATCGCCCAATACCCAAACGGTAATACCCGTCTTGTTATTTACAGTCGTAATCGCCGCAGGGTTGGGGACAGGCCCCTTCTTAATATCGTCGGTCATAGAACCATCCATGTCATTAGAAGAACACCGCCAACCCAAATTAGGCCAAGCGTCGCTCCAATGAGTAACAGACGATAATCTTTCATCGACGCACCTTAACGTCAGGCCTATCTAACCGCCCGCGATTATAGCCAGCGTAATAAGCGTCTTGCCGCTTAGAAACCCACTCATTAAAACCTTGCGGATATTTCAAACGACGCTTCAATCCGTCATCATAACCTTGGCGATATTCAGCAGGCCAACTCGAAAACAACGCCCGCCGCTCACCACTCGCCTTACTTAAATTCGACACGCCTTCCTCAACAATCCATAATCCCGAACCATCCGCGCTAACTCGCCATTAGGATTAGACCTGATCTCTTGCGCAGCACGTTTCTGCTCTGCGGGACTGTAAGTCCTTAAACTAGGACAAGAACCGCCGTGATACTCAGACACACTATTGCAGCCAACAAAACTAAAACTCGCCGCTATCAAGGTCGCGAGCAGTATCACTCGTCTCATAATTAGCATCAATTATCTCCTGCTGCCGTCGCCACTTCTCACGGTCACGAACACGCTCAGCCTCTAACTCATCAGCCAATAACCAACGAGCAACCGTCACCTTCAACCAATTCAATAACCAATCAATCATTCGCCCTCACTCGCCTCAACCTCATCCTGCAAATGCTGGCTTATCTGTGCAAACAATACAGACAACATCTTCTTCCCAAACCTGTCCTCGGGAAAATCATAAGAAACAACCTCAAACTCCGTGTCGTTCCTCTCAATCTTAATCTCATACGTCTCAGTCATAACTTCTCCGCAACCAACGTCGCATAACCCGCAATATCTACCCAACTGTCAGCGTAATTAGGGTCGCCATTCAATATCCGACCAACCTTATGCGCTATCATCTCCAACGCCTCAGTCTGCGAACAATCCAAATCATCCCACTTAGGAGACAACCTCATCACATCCTTCAATGCCTGCGTAATCTCAGCATGACCCCTAAACGAACCATACCGCTCGCCACGCTCCGCCAATACTTCCGCAATCAATGGCCCATCCCCAATTCTAACCGAACAACACCACACTCAACATAACAAACCATCCTATACGGACACTCCTCGCGTCTAGCCCATTCATTAAATAACAACGAACTCTCAACACCAGATTGAACCAAAACATCAATCAAATCATCGCAATCAAAAACTAAACCATCAACAACTCGCTGATGAAGACCACATACATATAAAAAATAATCCAACACATCATCCGGCGGGTTCACCATCGTAGCCACCCAATGTTCCGAACTGCCAAAAAACTTTTTTCAAATGTGCGTGCGGGGGAGGGTGGAGCATGGGGGGTGGCCCCGATTTTCCCCCCCGCGCAGTCGAGCAGAACACAAGGGGCCGGGGCGTTTACGTTGCGTAGGTTAATGATGCGTCGATGGCGAAGAATGGTGTCTCGCGCACTATCAAGCCAAGCTGCGCACATAATACGGCACATCATAGGCAGTTCCCTTTGATTTGATTATGCAATTGCTGGTTCAGTAAACCGAACACACACTAACCGAGGCGCTTGTATTGGCCTGCTATCAATCGCGCCGTGTCAGCCACTACCTCGGCCTGCACTTCGGCCAAGCGTTGCGCGGAAATGTTGGAAGCTGCGCTTGCTTCGGCCTGACCCACGACCCTCAGCCTCTCCGCAATCATCATAAGCGGTTCGTCGGATTGCTGGTTGTCGGGCTGGTTTGCTGCATTGTCTTGTATATTGACCATTGGCCCAACGCGCGGCCCATCGGGAATTCCGGCAGCGATAAGACCGAGCTTATAGGCATCAGTGAAGGCGGCAATTGGCTTATCAGTCATCAGCGTTGACTTGCGTTGCTGTTAATTCGAGCGGGCTTGTAGGCGCATCGGCGGGCAATCGGATGACAATTCCAGGGTTGAGTTGAAGACCGACATTCACCTGGACGCTTGGCTTGTTGCTATCGCTTCCGGCGCTATCGCCCAGTATCATTTGCGCAGCATTAAGATTGACCTTGGCCCATGCCGCTGACCCATCGCCTTGTTCATATACGAGTGATGCGACTTTATTCATGGCGGCGACTTTGGCACCGTTACGAATAGCCTCTATTGCTGCATTATGGGCCTTGATGAAAACAGGCTGTGAGAAGAGATGACGCGCATGGCGCAAACGCATACCCAGGACGCGCGCAGCTTCATCGCATGTTAGCGGCTCATTAGGCAGGAGTTGGCGCTTGCGGTCTGGCTCTTGTTCCGTAGGCGCGGCCCGATAGTGATAATCCAGCAGGCGTTTTTTGTTTTCTGGAACGCCGTGGACAGTATATTCGATGAGCAGTTGATGGATAGGCGCAAGCTTTGTAAGAGGCCCCATTGACGCTTTAGGCTTAACAGCCGCGCCCTTTGGTCTTGTTGGCAGCTTGCTTGCCAGTTCACTTGCAATCACTTGAAGACCTTTAATGGGCTTGATTGTCTCGCGGCTCGCGCCGCCGCTCGACAAGATGACTTCCGCCGCGCGAAGAAACTCGCTCAAATCACCCACTAATAAAACGCACCGCGTCACACACGGCATATATAGCTGACATTACAAGCACTTGATTGAATAGGCAGGTCGTGCGTTTTTTATTGACAAGCGTAATGGCATGTTACGCCCGCGTATCATTTATTTACAGCATAGTTGGACAACGTGACAGCATACGACATGGACAAACACCAACGCGAAGCAATGCTGGACGCTATCGCAAAGGGACAAATCACCATCACCGAGGCCGCGACACTCTCAGGCTTGCCACGCTTAACCGTGACACGATGGACAAAGGCCGCAGGCATAAATACCAAGACCGCCCGCAATCAATATATCCGCCTGCTATGGTGGCGCATCATGTCAGGAAAACGCCGCCCTAAATGGATTAAAACAGCAATAGCGCATGGAATTATTAACCGAACGCTTCATAAAGCAAAGTCTAAGCCATTGATTTAATTATACCAACAGCGTTGGAATGGATTATTTTCACTTTTATTGCGTTTTATGCCCTAAACACTATTGACACTCCAACTCAGTTGGATTTATAAAAGTCTCCGTCACCCGCCAGTGACTACAAACTTGGAGACTACGACAATGGCAAAACGCGACTTATACGAAGAAACAACAGCCCGCATTTTAGAGCAGCTTGAAAAGGGCGTTATCCCATGGCGCAAACCATGGACAGGCGGCAGCGCCGACATGCCAACCAACATCACCACAGGCGAAGCTTACAAAGGCGGCAATGTGGTTATGCTTTGGATTGCTGGCAGCGCATACCGTCATCAGAAATGGCTTACATATAAGCAGGCAGAAGCAGCCGGAGGCCACGTTAAAAAAGGCGAAAAAGGGACAGGCTTAATCAAATGGGTTGTTAAAGACCCTGACCCGGAAACAGGCAAGCGCCCAATGTTTCCCGTAGCCTTCACCGTCTTTAACATTGACCAATGCGAAGACCTGCCATTCACCGTCGAAGAGGCAGCGCCAATCAACGCAGACTTGCGCGACGCAATGGCCGACGAATTCCTGCTATCAACAGGCGCAACCATTAAGCACAACGAGCAGCGCGCCTACTACACAACAGCGGGCGACTATATCAACTTGCCAGCTTATGAAACCTTCACAGGCGTTGCAGAATACTATTCGACCGCCTTTCATGAGTTGACCCATTGGACAGGCAACGAAAAGCGCATGAATAGAACCTTTGGCAAGCAGTTTGGTGACTGCCTATATGCAGCCGAGGAACTTGTTGCAGAACTTGGCAGCGCGTTTTTGTGCGCAGAATTCGGCTTTGATAATACCACGCTCGAAAACAGCGCGGCATATATCGCAAGCTGGCACAAAGTCTTGAAGAACAACCCTGCATTGTTCACCAAGGCAGCGGGCGACGCATACAAGGCAGCGTCATACCTCAGAGGCCTTACACTAGCCGCACCAGTAGCCATAGCAGCTTGATTATATCACCTGGGGCGCACATTGCGCCCCACATGATGCAATCACGCATCACGCGCCCGCCAGCGCGTCACCAGGAGACAAATACAATGCAACATATACTTGACCTTGCCATCATATTGCTTGCGCTTTCCGCATTAGGCGCAGGCGTAATCACAGCCCTGCTCGCAGGCGCTTATTTTATCCTCGAAGCAATAGAGCAGGCCCGCCAATGAAGACCGTCACTTATACCCTCCCAGATTTTTGGGCTTGCCCTTTAATCAACGGCGATGAAAGCGGCCTAGAAGACGAAGACATGGCCCCCCTGGACGCCTTTATTGATTGGCATTTCCGGCAATATGGCTCTTGCCATTGCATCAGCGTCGAAGACGTTGACGGATATTTTGAGAGAAGCCACGACGCCGAACGCTTCGGAGTTCTTGCTTGCAACTGCCTAGAATTTACTTTCGACATCACACCAACGGAGGCTTGAACAATGCCAATCTATAACGTGACGATTAAAACCATCGAAGTCATCGAAAGAACTTACACAATGGAAGCCAAATCAAAAGATAAGATAAAGGAAATGCTTAAAGGCAAAACAGCATCAGAACTAGAAGAAAGCGAGCAATGTTTTGCGAATTGCTATTACGAAGGAGAGGTATTGTTTGAGCCACCCGTCACAATAATGAAAATTGAAAAACAGTGACGCAAACCCGCGCGCTTGTTGAAAGGCGAGCGCGCCAGCTTGCGCCAGCAAGAAAACGAGAGGAGACTATAACAATGCAAAACTATCTGAATATGGAAGTTGAAATTCGCCCAGAACGCAACGAAACGCAACTACAGGCAACTGTAAGAACCTTGCGCGAAATTGCAGACGGCATGTTAGAGTTTGACACGGTTCACATAGACGACGCTGATAACCGACTAGCAATGACTTGGCATGGCGGCCCAACGAACGTCTTAAAATTCAAGCGCGACAATATCGCAAAAGAAAAACGACTGCGCGAACTATTCAACGAATACCGCAGCCTAGAAGACGCAGCCGAGGCTTAAAGCTTGGCGAAAAATCGACGGTCGTTTCCAACTTGCGACCGTCACCCCC